CTGTCCCTCGGCGGTGATTGATACCGTTTTGCTCGTGCTCTTGCTGCCGCTGACCGCCGTGACCGTCCACGTCCCGGCGGAGGGGATAACGAATATCGCCTTGCCGCTCGTGTCTTTCGCCGTCAGCGTCAGTGTGCCGTTCGTGCAGGTGCAGACGCTCCCCGAGGGGTATGTCACTCCGATGGCCGCGTAGGGTGTTCCCCCGCCCCGGCGTGTTATGAATGCTTCGCCCATTCCTTCCCCCTCACTTTCTTATGCAGCGTATCTGCAAGGGTATTGAGACTGTCGGCTTTGCCTTGGCATAGAACGTTATCTTGTTCGCCGCCGTCACTGCGCGGTACACGAGCGCCCATGCATCCGCCTGCTTCTCCGCGTCCGCAAAGGTCGCCGACGGCACGATGTCTATCAGCGGCTTGTCCGTCGCGAGTATGCCGTTTATCGTCTGCTCCTTGGTGTAAGGCGCGGCACTCCCGCTCCACGTCGTGTTAAGCGTCGCCGTGTAGTCGACGGAAACCGCGTGGTCTGCAAGCTTCGCCATCGTCACGGCCTTATCCTTTATCTTCTCCGTCTCGACTGCGAGCGCTTCAATGTTCCCCGCCTTTACTGTTATCGGGTCTGCCCCGTCAGGCAGGTGCCGCGCGTTGTGGTAGGGCATCGCCGTCAGCGCCGCGTAGAACGTTGCCTCCGTCCCTGTGTACCCGGCCTCGACCGCCGCGGCGTATGCGCTCTTGCCTGCGGCACCCGTCTCGCCCTTGTCTCCCTTAGCGCCGCGTATGTTCTGCGTCTCTGGGTTATCTAATCCGCCGTCGTTCGTCCAGCTCAGATTTCCATTGCCGTCAAGGTGTGGGGTAAATGTCGTGCCTGCCGCGCCTGTGTCGCCTTTCGCGCCCTGTATCGTGCCGTTGTTGATCCACTCGCCGCTTACTCCGTCGTAGATGTACACGTCGTAGGGCGCAGCACTTCCCACGCAGTAGGCGTCGCCCGGCGCCGGCTTCGGCACTCCCTCCTCCAGCGCAGCAGTCGATGCGTAGTAGCCCTTTATCTCAAAGCTCTTGCCGTCGCGCCCGTTGAACTTCCCGGCGTCCGCCGCAGCTTTTACCGCCTGCGCCGTCAGAAGCGCCTGCGCAGCCTTCGCGTCTATCTGCTCCGCCACGCTCTGCGGCAGCACGTGCAGCGGCGCATCTATAAGGCCGCTCTCCTTTACCGTCAGTATCACGACTATCGTTGTCAGCCTCGCCGCGTCCTTTGTGCCCGTCAGGTATATCTCCCATTCGCCCGCCGTGAGGTTCAGTGCGTCCTCCTCGGTGATGCAGTCCTCCCCGTCAAGCTCTATGTCGTATACCGTCTCTCCCCTGCGGAAGTGCGCCCAGCGCGTGTAGCCGTCCCAATCATCATCCGTGAAATGGAACTGCGCCGTCAGGTACTTCAGGCTGTCCGCCGCCGTCACCGGCGTGAACATCTTGAGGCTCTGGCCGCTCACATAAAACTCCATCATGCCGCGCCGCCCTCCTGTCTCTCGTTGAGCTTCTGCGTCAGGCGCACAAGGTAATCCCGCAGCTGCGCCAGCTGCTCCTCAACGCTCCCCGTGAGTATCGGGGGGTATTCAAATACTTCCATCACATATCACTCCCGAAAGATATTATCTTTGCCACGGAGAACAGCCGGAACATGCCCTTGCCCTCGAGCCTGATCCTCATGTGGTCGCAGCGCCGCGGCCTTATGGGCACCGTCACCGTGTTCGTCCCCTTGAGCTTTATCCTGCCCTTGCGCTCCCATACACCCGAGGAGTCGTACTGGATGTATACATCCATCTCCGCCCCCTCCTCCATCTGCGCGCGTATGTTGAAGCGCGAGATATATTTCTTGTCCGGGTACTGGTAGTACAGTATCCCCGTCTCCGCTCTCCAGCTGACAAACGGCTCCGGTTCCCCCACTGTGCCTTGAAGTGCGTAGAGAAGCTTACCGGATATTGCATACAGCTCATCGCCCACTCGCGCAAAGCTGTCGACTTCCAAGCTGTCCTCGCGCATCCACAGGCGCTTCCCCATGTCGTATACGAAGAGCTGCGGCTCTCCCTTGCTGTCCTTCATGGATATGTAGTACCTGTCGCGTATCGCTCCTGCCGCGGCGTCGGAGTACAGTTCCTCGCCCAGCGCGTCGGATATGCTGCTCGGAAAGCCTCCCTGGTACGCGCATATATCCGACCGTGATTTATACAGCAGCGTCTCATTTACGACCACAAGGCTCTTCCCGCTGCCCTTCTGCACTCCGCGGCAGGCCGTCTCGTTTATCTGGTGCGCACCGTATGCGGATATGGACACGCGGTGTATTCTGTCCTCCTTGAAGAAGGTGGGGTAGCCAAGGTAATTCACCGCACCTGTCCACGGCCCGTCCGAGCCGACCGACGCCGTCCATGAGTCCGTGCTCAGCCCCATGTACTGCCGCCAGTTCTTGAAGTCGCCGAGCGCGCAGCAGTATATCTCGTTGAGGCTCTGCTCCCCGTCGTTTCCGTAATAGCAGCCCCATAGCCTGTTCTGACTCTCACAGATGTAGTCCATCTGCGGCACCGTGCGCTTTATGCTGACCGTGCCCGTCGTCTGCTCATACGCCGCTTCGAGCAGTCCGGTAACGACTATGTAGTCCAGCACCGTTTCGCTCCCGCCGAGGGCGTATATGACCTTCGTCCCGTTCACGTCCTCAACGCCCGCCCCGGATATCTCCACCCCGTCGTATACGCTGAAGAGTCCCGGCAGCTCGCCACTGGATATGAACTGGATCCTCGTGTACACCGTCGGCACCGATACCCACTCCTGCGTCGCACTGCTCCACTGCTTGAGCACGTGCTTCTCCTGCGAGGTATCTATCCACAGCGCCGCGTTCTCCGGTTCCTCGGGCGCTGCCGCCGAGACTGTCGGTCGGGCGTACTCCGAGCCGTCCGCCCGGCACATCGTGTACTTCACCGTGCCGGTCGAGGTGTAATATGCCTCCATGCTCCCGTAGTCGGCGGCGTCCGCGGTGTTGTAGTATTTCTTGTCCGGGAACACGCAGATGTATGCCCCCATGCTCACCAGCTGCTTTTCCCCCGCCGTGAGTCCTGACAGCGCCGTGGGCTCGCCGTTATACCAGAGCGTCCCGTTATCCACGTATGCAAGCTTCTCCTTGCCGAGCAGCCCGCCCGGCGCCGTGAGCTGCTTTACAAGGCCGCGCTTCTTTCTCTCGGCCAGCAGCGGGTAGTATGCGCTCGTCAGGTTCTCCGTGTCGTAGAACTCCCCCGCGCCTATCTTGAGCTTGTGGTTATAGCCCGCGAATGTGTCCGTCACTTCTCTGTCCGTGTATTCATAGTCCAGTGTCGGCAGCTGCGGCATATCCATCCCTCCTAAAACACAAAGTGCCTGCGCACTCCTCCGTCCGTCACGTCGGACATACTGTGGCTCCTGTTGTACCAGTTCTGGTACTCGGCGTAGGCGTTGTTGAAAAACTGCAAACGCTTGTTGTATCGCTGCGTCTCCGCGTTCTCCAGCGCGACCATTGCCTGAAGATAGTTGAGGTACACGTCATCCCCGTAGGGAAACGGCACCAGCAGCTCCTCATTGCCGTTGACGTACTCCGTGAAGCCCTTGGGCTCCGTCTCCCTCGGGCGCAGTACCTCCTCGTATATCTTCCCGTCCAGTATCGACAGCCACCGCAGCTTCTGCTCGGGGCTGTACTGGTTCGGCTCCAGCCCGTCCAGCCGGTCGATGATCTCCATCGCTTTCATGGCTTAATCCCAAACAAGCGCAGGTAATGCCTGCCGCTTATTCCTTTCCGTCCTTGGTGGACATTGTTGCTACAGTTTCGTAGAATGCCTCGCGCGCCGCTTCGCTGCGCTCGTATTCCTCCTTCACGAAGTCCGGCACTTCAACTTCTTTCCCCTTGGGTATAAGGTAGTTCACGCCGTTTACCGCGATAAGGAAATTAGGGTCGTCGTTCGCGCTGAGCTTGGGGATTTTGATTTTTACTTTGTTTACCTTAGCCATTGTAATTCTCCTTCCATCAGAAGAGAGGGGGCTTCGCTTCTGCGTGCCCCCTCCGTTGCTTAGTTAACTTCGTCGGTTGCGCTGAAGCTCGATACGCTCATCACGCGGAGCAGACGCTCCGGGTAAAGGATGGTCGCGCCGTTGGTCTCGAACTTGTAGCCGATGGTGCTGAACTGGTTCAGCGGGCCGCCGATCTCGCTCTTGTCATGGACGATCATCTCCAGTGCGCCGCCTTCGGGGTCGATGATGCCGAAGCTGTCCTTGCCGAAGAAATACGTCGCATAGGTGCGGCCTCTTTCCTGGTTGACATACGCATCATCCTGCGCGGCCTGTGCGCCCTGCTTGCCGAGTATGGGAGCAAAGGTGTTCTCGATGAAGCGGACGCCGTGCAGTTCGCCGATCTCGCCGTTGAAAAGCTCGTCGGGAGCGGCGTACTTGTGTGCCTCAATCCAGCCCTCGTCCTGTCTCAGGTCGTGCGCCACGGACGGATGAATGACCGCGTAGTAATAGTTGTTGATCTTGGGCACGCGGTTCTTCTTCATAATGGTCACGGCCTTGTTAATCATCGCCGCGGTCAGCAATGCCCAGCCGTGCGGAGTGTCGGCCGCGCCGGACATGCCCTTGGTCACGCCGCCCGCGCCCATCTGCGCACAGCTGGTGGGCGTGCTGATTACCTTGCCGGTGTCCTTGTCGATGTTGTCGCAGTACATGACGTTGGTGCCGACAAGCAGCGCGTCACGGATGAGGGTCTCCTGAGTCTCGGCAGCGGATGCGCCCATCTCCTCGGTCGCGCCGAGGATGATATCATCGTAAGCGCGCAGCTCCAGCTTGTCGGTGATCGAGGTGTATGTACCGTACTGGTCTATCGATCCGGTGATCTTGGACAGGCCGAACTTCTGGCCGGTGGGGATAACGCCCTCGGTGAGCTTGGACGCCTTCGCGAAGGTGTTCCACTTGCGCCACTCGACGCTGCCCTTGTGGTTTGCGGGCAGCGGCTGACGCTTTGCGAACTGTGCATAGAACAGTTCGGTACGTGCGTTCTCCAGCAGCTCCGTGTCATAGAACGCCTTGAGCTCTGCGCTCAGATCGTTCTTGCCCGCAAACTGTTCGGTCGTGCCGTCGTATGCGTTGACGTAGTTGCCGGTTGCGTTTACGACAGTACCCGCGTCTGCGAAGTACTGAAGCCAATCAATGTTATTCATGTTGTTCTCCTTCCTTACTGTCGGGAAGAAGTCAGAAGTCTATCGGCAGCTTCTTCCCGTTCGCCGCCGCAGCATTGATGCGGCGTTTCAATTCTTCTCTTTCTGCTTTGCTTCTCTGCGCCGGAGGGACACGTGTGATCGTCGCCGGGGTAGTGCTTCCGTTCTCCTTGGGTCTGCTCTGCCCCGCGCGTACAGCCGCCGTAGCAGCGGCCATGGCCTGCTGTGTGAGCTTCTGCTGTCTTGCTGCTTCGATCTCCTTGTGGTGGATCGCGTAGAACGCATCCTTGACCGACAGTCCGGAGTTCGGTGCGGTCAGTCTCACGAAGGTATCATTCTGCATTTCGCGCTCAAGGCTAAAGTCCGGGAACTCTGCGCGAAGCTCGTTTGCCTGCGCGTTCAGCCTGTCCATGTGATCACGGACCTGCTGTGCCCTGATGTTGTTTTCCCTGAAGTCGCGGAGCTTGGTCAGCTCGATCTCGTTCTGTGTCAGTTCCTTTGCAGTCTTGACGTCTACGCCCATAGTCGCAGCCTTTGCTTCATACAAACTGTCGTCGTCAACTATGGCCTGTGCCAGCCCCTTGAAGTCGCCGATGTCCTTGCCGTACTTCTTGGCCAGCATCTCAAGCGCTGGGTTCAGTTCGTCGTATCTCTGCTCCCGCTCCATCGTTGATCTGAAACGCTTCTGTATGATGCCCTGCACCTGTTCGTCAAACGCCTTTTTGTAGTCTGGGTCTTTGAGTATGTCGTCCCATGTGGGCTTAGGCTGCGCGGGCGCGGCCCCGCTGTCGGGATCGTCCGAGGATGTCATCGGGTCTGCTGTCTGCGTCTGTCCCTTCGTCTCCATCCCGCGGCGCTTCATCGACGCTGCGAATTTTGCTGCCTTGTCTTTGGGCACACCCAACTTTTCCAGAGTGCTCTGTTCGCTTTCCTGCCCGGCGGCGGCAGGTGATCCGGTTTCGCCCGCTGCGGCTCCGCCGTCTCCTTCTCCCGCGGGTGCGCCTCCCTCGGCGAAGAACTGGAGCCAATAAAGTTTTTCCATTGCGGATGCCTCCATAATTTTCTGCTTTGTTTCGGCTCGTGCCCGGCGGAGCGACCGCCTTTGTCATCCTGCCATTATTATAAACAAGCCCGCTCTTTTTTCTCTACGGCACTTTTTGTAGGAAAATTAAAATCTCCCCGAAAACTTTTCGGGGAGATTCCGCTGTTGGTCAATTGTTCCACGGCGCGTCTTCAAAGTCGAAGTATGCCGATGTGGATTTTACGTCTGCGTTCACGTCGTATGCGTAGGCTGTGGCCAGTGCGTCCTTCTGTCTCGGGGTAAGGTTCAGGCTGTCTACGTAATCCCATATCTTGTCTCGCTTACTGTTCTTTACATAGCGCGTCTTGCTCCCTTCAACAAGGTCTGCCGGGAAGCTGCTTGCTCCGTGACCGTCAATGGCGTTCCAGTAGTCGATCTTGCTCATGCCGCTTGCCGCAACATAATCGTCATAACGGTGCGCTTGATTGCCGGTGACAGAGTTCATCCGCGTGTCGCCGCCGATCCACTCATAGCGGTATGCGGTGTTTGCTGCCTGCTCCGGTGTATCTCCTGCGTACTTGATGCGGTAGTCGTACACTTCCTGCTTGCTGATCTTGCCCGCGTTGTACGCCTCCCTAATACCCGTGAAGCTGTCGCCGCCCGCCGAGATACCGGTCTCTTTTTCAAGCTTCCACTGCATCAGTTTGTCGTGTGCCGATTCCTTATTGCTTGCGATCTCCGCCGGCATCTGCTTCGTCACATCTCCGTAGCCGTACTTTGCCTGAAGCTCAAGCGCCCGGGCTTCGCTGATATTGCCGTTGATATATTCGTCGCCGATATTCCAGTACGATATACCCGTTACCTTCTCGCACGTCCACTGTTCTACCAGAGTATCCGCCGCCTTCTCCGCCTTGCCGCCGTACTTTTGGAGCAGGTCAAGCGCGTCCTGTTTGGAGATCGTCGCCTGTGTTGTGTCTCCGCCTTGGTACCAGTCGCGTATCTGGTTCTTCACGTCGTTCTGTATCTTAGTTTCAAACACGCCGTGATCCGTCAGCTCCTTGACCAGTGCATCGTATGTCCCGGTGTCGCCCGCTCGCACAGCGTCGTATATCTCTGACATCTTATCGCTGCTGCTCCCGTCGCCGTTCCAGTCGTTGATGATCCAGAACGCCTGATCTGCATCGTCTGCCGCGCCCTGCTTCACGAGCTCATCCATCGCCTGTTCATCAGTCATAAGCCCGTTGACGTAAGCGTTCTTGATCTCGCGCTTGCTGTTCGGCTTATACACCGCGAGCTTCACGCCTGTCACATTGGAGAGAAGCGTGTTCCATACTGCCACTACATCACGCGTCGCATTGTACAAGGGTAGTCCGGTGACCTGCGATATGCCCTTGAGGATGTTTGCAAGCTTGCCGTATCCGGTCATGTTGCCGTACTGTGCGTCCTGTTCCTCAAGCTTCCCGGTTGCAAGCTTCAGGCATTCGCTCATGATTCGCCATGCCTTCCAGAGATTCTTCGCGCCTTCCAGATCCATACGGTTGACGTCATCCCCGGTGATTATGGATATGATGTCCTTTACTCCCGGCAGCTTGTTCAGTAGGAACAGCTCTTGGAGCAGCGGCTTTTCATACCACTTGTCTTCCGCCTCGCCGAAGAACGCCTGCGCCCACTTCTGGAGGAATGTCTCATAATCATCGTCGTCGCGCCACGCATCCCAGAACGATGAGGCTATCAGCGTAGCCGCCCCTGACGCCGCGTATATGGCTATGGTCTTCGCAAGCTTGCCCTTGATGTGCTGCAATGCAGCGGCCTTGTTTCCGGTGCGCCGCGCCTCCGCCTGATACTCTGCGTAAGCATCCATTACGAGGTTGTAACTCAGTGTAGGCTCAGCCATGAAAGATGTTGTGATTGCATCCATCGTTCCCTGTGAGCGCATCGCTTGGCTGCGCGTCATGGTCGCGTCGACCACCTGCGTCTGGTATATGACCTCCTGGAATCTGTCTGCCGTCGCCTTGTTCAGCTCCTCGCCGTGCAGTCCGGTTCTGTCCTTTGTCTCCAGCTTGCACGCGCGCCAGAGTGCGGACCATGTCACACTGTCGCCTTTCTCCGCAAGTATCATCGTCTTGTCGGTGACTGAGTCGACCCAGCTTTCAGTGTGCATGATCTGTGATCTCATGCTTCGGCCTATGTCCGTGCTGACAAAGCCCAGCCCTTTCCACGTTGCAATGCCGCTGTACTTCTCCATCTCTGCGGTGGACGCCTTGTGCCCGCCGGGCTTGAGCGCCGCCGCAAGATACTTCGGGTCTATTGCCATAGCCGCGCGGACGTATGCCGTCGGCTGCTGTATCGCGACGCGGATGTTCGCGCCGACAGCTGCCGCCTTGTACCGGGACACCATGCGCTTGGCACGCTTGTCGCTCTGGCTCTTGCCGCCCTCGCGTACCCCGTTCAGGTCTTTGATGAACTTCGTTATGTACGCCTTGGCCGCGTTCCCGTATGCTGTCTCAAGCGAGAGCTGTACTGTGTTGGTGAACACTCTGCCGCTTGCGGTCTTGGTGGACTCCTTGTAGTTGTACCACTTGATTGCGTCGAGCAGCGGCAGGGCGAGTGCGTTGTACTTCGCCATGTCTGCTGAGTGGTTCGTGAATACTTCGAAGATGTCGCTGACCACCAGCGCATTGTTTGCCTTTACGTTCAGGCTCTTGGTTGCCGACATATTCAGCAGGCGGAACATATCGTTTGCTTTCGCCTCCGGGTCGACAGCCTTCAGCACATTCGCATCGGATACTATCGGGAAATAGTTTTCCTCCCCGAACGCTCTGTACCCGAAGCGCTTCATGCTCACCTCGTTGCCCCACTCGCCGCATACATCAACCATGAACTTCTGGAGTTCATCTGCCACCTTGCGCTGCCGGTTCGTGAGTAAGCCGTCGAGCATTGCGAGCTCTTCAAGCGTGGGCTTGTACTGCTTCGTCTGCGCTATGTTGTCCTTGCCTATCCCGCTCTGCTTTATTACACTCACCTTGAAACCGCCGCCCATAATATGCTGCATTGCCTGCGTGCGCTTCACAAGGCAATGCAGGCTCATAAGCTGCGCCGTTGTGATCTGTACGGTGTTGTTCCCTATCCTGACGTTGTGTACTTTCTCCTGCCACTCTCGCGCCTCCTTGGCAGTGTACAGCTTATTGGTGAAGTCTATGATCTCCTTGGAATTGAATGCCATCTTATCCCAGCCCTGCATCAGTCCCTTGAAGATCGACCGCGCGCCTGCCCCCAGCTTCTTGAATGCGTAGTACGGTGTCGCATTGTCCCACTGGAAGAAGCGTCCCGCTCCGGTCGTCTCTTTCGTCTGCGCTCCGAGTTTATCCATTTCGACGATCGTTGTCTGCGCTACCTGCTGCACACTGTTGTACTGTGCGTTTGAGAACAGCGTGTTCGCCTTGCGTATGCTGTGCGATATCGCCGTGAGCACCGCATCCAGCCTGCGCAGCTCCCCGGCCGGCATCTGGTTGATGGTGTACCCGCCGTCTCTGGTCGTCAGCCTTGTTACCTCGCTCCGGATGTCTCGCAGTTCGTCGAGTATCTCTGCCGGCAGGTCAAGATACATGTCCAGCGTATCTTCTCTTGCGTTCTCATTGTCCGCACTGTTGAGGTAATCGCGCTGATTGCGCAGCATCTGTTCAAGCTTGTCGAGCCGCTGGAGGAACTTCCTGTCGTTGTATGTGTTCTCCCCGCCTTGCAGTCTGCTCTTGGATGAGAAGTCTATCGTGCTCAGGAACTCGCCGACTACCTGCTTGAGCGCTTCGGGCACGTGCTCCTTGTCGCTGTTCTTGAGCAGCCAGTCACTCAGTTGTTCAGCCGTCGCCGCTACTCTGTCCCGGTACTTCTTGATGTCCGCGCTTTCTCTCCTGCGCTCTGCCGCCTGCTGTGCCATGTTCTGGTAGTACTGCTTCGTCTCTGCTACCTTTGCCCACTTGGCTGCTTTCTCTTTCGCCACAGCCTCTTGGCGGCGCGCTACGCCCTCTTGGTACACCTGCTCTATCCTCGCGTTCTTCTCATCACGCAGCGCGTTGTAGCGCGCCGTGTCCTGCGCTATGCGCTTGTCGAGCCGTGCCTGTGCCCTGTCCGCCGCGGTCATTGCTGTCTGCCGTATCTCATCGCTGAGCACAGTGTCAAGGATGTCCTGCGCCACGGCCTCGCGCATCTCGCCCATGTACCCAGCAAACGGATTGCCGTATGTGGGCTTCATCGCCTCGATCGTGTCGGCTATGTGCATGAGCATATCTGCCTGTGCCGTGATGTCTGAGGGGAACATACCCTCGCCGAACTTTTCCTGAAGCTCGCCCCATGCCGTGTCCACATCAAGTCCGTCCTCGCTCAGCTTGATCCTGCCGCGGTGCTGGCGCACCCAGCCTTCGGGAAGATCATTGAACGTGTCGTCCGTTACCTTGAGCTTGTTGTCCTTGAGGTAGCCGTACAGCTGCTGCAATGATTCCGTCTGGCTGTCGTCAATGACTGTCTGTGAATCCTGAAGGACATAGTCTGCTATGGCAAGCGCCCAGTCCTTGACCTCGGTATAGCTCAGCTCGCTGCCCGGCGTCTGCACGATGTAGTCACCCATCCGCTTGATCTCATCAGCCACCTGCTCCCGTGCCTTGGGATTGTGCAGCTGCTCAGTCAGGCGCTTGGCGTATGCGTCCGCGTCGGTCTTGCGCACCGTCTTCTCCTTGGTGCGCTTGGTCTGTCCCTTCCAGTAATCCAACTGCTCGCGGAGCTTGGCGTTCTCCGCCCGGAGGTTTGCGTAGCTTTCCTGCCGTCCCTTGCGCTCCGCCGCCGTGTCGTCCGTGGTGTTGTCTCGCATGGAAGATTTGCCGTCGTCCTCGAACTGATTAAACGGCACTCCTCTCAGTTCAGCCACACGCTTCCCGGCCTGCTTGCGTTCTATGTATCTCGCTGTGTCGCTGGTGAACGATGGGTCGTATACCCCATCGCCTATCCACCCGCCGCTGCGCAGGTCGTCTACATCAATTCTGTTTCCCTCTATGAACGAGACATGCGTCGGGTATCTGTCCCTGTCCAGTATCGGCAGTACGCTTCCGTCCGTGAGTTCAACTGCCGGTACTCCGTCAAGTTCAGAAATATCCTCGTTCAGGTTAAGCTTCGGGTACTTCTTCTGTAAGTCTTCATCCCGCTCGCGCATCGACGATTTTCCCTTGACTTCTCCGGTGGGTTGTGATATCCTTGCATCCAGAGAAGTTTTCCCTTGAGCGCCAGTCTTCGGATTGGAAGAGCCGTTTTTTTCAGGGAAGCTTCTCTTTTTTATTTCCGCAATATTGTACGCTACCTTACCGTTCGCTCCATACGCGACAGAGATTGTCACCTCATAGTACTTACCGTCATGGTCCATAAAGTATGCCCCGCGGTATCTCCATCCATCCTTTGCAAATGATCCGTGTATTCCGTTATCGTCAGGCGCATTGGGCCTTCCTTTGCGCCTGTCCTCGGAAACTTGTACAAGCTCATCAATATGCGCCTCCGCATTAAGTTTTGCCTCGTATTCTGCATCTGTCAGCAAATGCGGGGTGCCTTTGGTATCATACCATATATTCCGGAACGCGCCTTTCTCTGCCGTCGTTGCCGTGAGCTTAATGATCTCGCCGTCGGGTGCAGTGAGAAGCACATCATTGCCCTTGCGGATTTCCTTGTTGATGTACTTTGTCAGCTGCTCTCCCCATTCTCTCGGGTCGTTTCCGAAGAGCACTTGACGGTCCGCCTTGACATAGCGCATACCCGTGTCGCCGATCTCGCGTATGCTGCGCTTGCTCTTCCCGCTCTTCGTTCCGTTATTGGCGGCGGTCGTTCCGTTATTGGCAGCGGTCGTTCCGTTATTGGCAGCGGTCGTTCCGTTATTGGCAGCGGTCGTTCCGTTATTGGCAGCGGCCTGTGCGTTATTGCGTGCGTTCTGCGTGTTATTGCGTGTGTTCTGCGCGGCGCCGGCAAGGGCGTTGTCCCACATCTGCTGAAGCTCCTCGGCGTACTGCATCATGGCCTGTGCCTCGGCGCTCCGTGCCTGCACTCCCTCAAACGCCCGGCGCAGCTTGGCCGCGAACTCTGCAAGCCATTCCCTGATCTGTGCAAACAGACCGGGGTTTTCTTTTGCCATCATCTGCGGCACCTGCGTGTTCTCAAGCATCATCTCGCAGCTGTCGGCTATGACCTCCTCGGCTGCGTCCTCCATGGATATCAGGCCGCGCTCCTTGTCCACCTTCTTCTTTGCCAGCGTCTCAATATCTGTCCCGCTCTCTATGAGGTGCTGCATCACGAAGTCCTGAAGCTCAGTGTATGCCTCGGCGTTGTTCTCTCTGAGGTAATGCGTCAGCTCGTGCGCAGCAGTCAGCAGTATAGCGGACTGCTCCGTCGTCTTGGTTGCCCCGGCGTGTACGTCGAGGTACACCGTCCCGTTGCGGTAGAATCCGTTCGCACCCTGGTACTCGCCGTTCTGCTCCTCGGACTGGTACAGTACCATGTCCACTCCCACGGCCTTGGACATCGTCTTGAGTACGCTCAGCTCTGCGTCACTCACCATGTCCTTGGTTGCCGCCCGGTATGTCATGCCCTGATACTGCACGCCCTTGAAACCGACTGCACCCTTGCTGCTCTTGCGCGTGACGCTGTTCTGTATGCTGCTGTCCTTGCTGTTGCGACCGGCGTCAAAGGCGCGGCTGAACTGTTCGTCCGTGAGTATTGCCGCAGCCCCGCCGTCTCTCCTGCTCGCCTCCTGCGCCTGCTGCTTGGTAAGGGATGTGGACTTGCCGTAGATATCCGCCACTGTATTGAAAGCCAGCGCGTAGGTCTTCGGTTCCACCTGTTCATCAGTCAGCGCGTAGGTCTTGAGCATTTCGTCAGCGTAGGCAGACGGGCGGAAGGCGTCGAGTATTCCCTGAGTGTCGGGGTCGAATACCGCCTGCCATTCCATCACGTTTGAACGCTTGCCGTTCGGCTGTTCTATCGTTGCTGCCCAGCCCTTGTCCGTCTTGGTGAGCGATACCACGTTGCCGACCTGTCCCTTGTAGATAGCCTCCATCGCGCCCGTAGACCGCGTCTGCTGCGCTGTGGTCTGCGCCCCTGTCTCTGTATTGGTCTGCGCTGGCGGAGTGCTCTGCGTCTGCGGTGCGGTCTGCTGTGCTGCTTCCTTGCCCGCTCCCGTCTGTGCCTGTGCTTCCGTTTCCCCCTCGGTACGTATCTGTTCACTGTTTGCCTGAACGAGCTTGCGTATCTGTTTGCCGGACAGCTCCCCGTTGTTATCGAGTATGGTCTGATACTGCCGCGCCAGCTTATATGACTTGCTGTCCACCGGGCTTTCAAGTCCCTGCTGGACGAGCGTGTCTGCGCTGTCGCCGTATAGCTGCTTGGCAACTGCGTCAGCCTCTTTGTTGGCTCTGGAGCGTTCGGCTGCGTTCAGCCCTGCCTCCGCTGCGTACTGCCCGCCGCCGAGCACTGCGGATACCACCGCCGCGCCCTTTGCTTCATCAAGCATACGGCTTGGGCTTATGACTGCGCCCTCATCGTTCATTGAGAACAGCGGCACATCCTTGTAGATTCCTTTTATCCCTGCCTCGGCTATGCCCTGCATTATTTCTTCGCCGGCCTCGGACGGTATGCTCTTGAGTATCTGGAGTACCCCGCTCTTATCCCCGCGCTGCAAGGCTTCACGCAGCGGCTTCGGCAGCTTCTGCAAGCCGCCCAGCGCTTCGTCTCCGCCGCCGACTTCTATCGTCGCATTGGCGGCGGCATTGAGCAGCGCATTGATCACCGCATCCTCATTGCTTGCTCCGTCAGCAAGCGCGTCCTCGTAGCTCTCGCCGACTGTGCTCATGAATGTGAACTGCCAGTTAGGATCATTGGCCATGTTCTTTACTGCGTTCAGCACCGGCGTCAACAGCTGCTGTGCTTTCCCGCTGTTGGCGATAGCGGATGCTATCTGCAGTGCCTCGGTCGATGCCTGCGGTGCTGCCGTCGCCCCGCCTGACATGATTGCCATGACCGACATAGGCAGGGAGTTGAATACCATTTCGGTATACTGATTAACTTTCTGCGCCGTTCTGTTTATTCCGACAGCTTCAGCCGCCCGCTCCCGCTGTACGTCAAGGTGGCTCTGCGACCAATCAACGTATCTGTCGAGAAGGTTCTTTTCGTTATAGTCAAAGTCTGGATTGAACAGGCGCACTGTCTCGCCGCCGAGCGTTTGCAGTTCTCCGAGCGCATCGCCGAGGAAGAAGTCAAGCCCTTTCGCTATGGCTTGGTCTGCGCTGGTTATGCCTGATCTGAAACCGTATCTCACGGCATTGAACCAGTCCTTGGCACTGAGCTCCGTCTTGGGTACAGCGCCGCCGTACTTCTCAAGCTTCGCGCCGAGCTCATCCAGTTTGTCCTGAGCGTCGTCCACTCTCTGCTGTGCCGCTATACGTGCAGTGCCGTACTCTCTCTGCGCATCGTCAAGCGTCATACCCTCCGTCGGGGTTATCTTCTTGAGCGCTTTCTGAGCGTCCTTCAGTTCTTGGTTTGCCTTAACATAGTCCTCAGTCCATGTTTCCAGCTCGCTCTTGCTTGGCTGCCACGGTGCCACGCGGACGCCGTGCTCATCTATCCATTTGTTTCTTAGCCCGCTCTCGTTTCCGCGTCCGCGTGTCGGGTCTTTCTTCGCTGAATCAACAGCTGCCTGCCACATGTTGTAGTCGTCCGCGTCCTTGAACTGCCCATAGAAATCTATGTCGTCATACGCGGCTTTCTGTATCTCGGACAGGCTCGTGCTGTTCTCCCTGATCTCATCCATCAGGGAGGAGTATATATCGTCGCCGATGCTCGCGCGGTTCTCCTTCATCCATTCGGTCAGCTTGAAGATGCTGTCGCGCGCCGCTGTTGTCTTTGCCATGGTGCGGTCATAGAAGTCCTGTGCATCGGACTTGTAGCCGCCCCTTGTCTTCCTGTCGTTGTAGCTGTTGAGGACGTTGCTGACGTCGAGCTGATACTGGCCGTACAGCGCAGACAGTGTATCGCCCCGCTCTTCGGCGGCGGATATCGCGTCCTTGTATCCGTTCAGATTCTCCTGCTTCTTCAGGTACTCTTGACGGAGCGCGCCGTTTTTCCTGCGCCCTCTTGTCGTATCGGTGCTGCCGGTTTGAGAGCTGCTGGTCGTTCCCCTCCCAGAGCTTCCATCGCCGGAATATTTTGTAAGAAATTCTTGTTCTGTCATTGTGTGTTACCCTATCAGAATCTGTAATGTCCAATGGTTTCCAGTGCGTCTTTTCTCACGCTTGCAGCATCGCCGCCGTTGGCAATTTCCCTATTAGCTCGCTCCCATATTTGATCTCTCAGAATGTCGCTCGCCGCTCGCGTTCCGCCGCCTACGCCGCCGCTGCCTTCCGGTGTATAGCCGGGCGGGTAAGAGCCTGTCAATGTGTAATACTGGTCTGCCGTGATCACGCCGTTGATGTATGCGGCTCCGGGGTTTGCCGCCGCCCATGTGTTCCGCATGCGGTCTGCAACATCCTTGCCGTAAAGTTCCTCGTAGCCTGTGAAGTCTCCGTACTTCGCAAGGTCGTCCGCTTTCTGCTGCTTCTGCTGCGCGTCCCATGTCTGATTGTACTGGTAGTCGCCGAGCTTGTCGCGGTACTGGTTGTACTCCGTGTCGCGCAGGTTGGCCGCAAGACTGTACTTCTCCTTGAGCCTGTCGCCCTCGGCGATGTACTGGTTGTATGCCTGCCCGTACAGTTCGGGCAGCACATCATTGAGCCGCTGGAGGTACGCGTCGTACTGCTGCTGTCCCACCGCGCTTCCGTAGCTGTTGCCGTAGCCGCCGGTCAGTGCGGCAGTCTGCCCCATGCTGTCCTTCATCGCCTGTCTGCCGAGCTGCTGGTACTTCTCCGAGTACTGCCCATACAGAGGATCGGATGCATAGTCATATTTGAACGGCTCGCGGTTTGTGATCTTTTCGTAAAGGTCTTTTATCTCCTGGTCATATGAGCCTGAGTATGTGGGCGCTGTGGTCTCTGCCTTCTTCAGCGTCTCCATGGTCTCGGTGTATGACTTCTCCGCCGTGCCCGTGCTCTGCGCCGGGGTCACATTCTCCTTGGGTGCAGACGTGTCCTGCTTCGGTGCGGTTGTCTCCTGCTGCGTAGTCTGTGCGGCACTGGTCACTTCCTCAGTCGGCGCGGTCTCCTGCGTCTGCCGCTTCTTCTCTTCACTGCTTCCTGTCAGCATTGCTTCTCCCTCCTCATATCGTGTATGCCGTCACGTGCTCCGGGTACTGCTGTGCCAGCAGCTCATAGCCCCGGAAGATCGTTCGGTATATGTCCTCGCATCTGCGCTTGTTCCTCTTCGTCGGCTCGCACTGTATCCGTGCATAGCCCTTGCGTTTGCTGACTGACGGCTGTAATACCGTCTGGTTATCCATCACCGTAGCCTCAAGCGTATGCATCAGTATAGACGCAGCGGCGCATACAATGTCGTGCCCGTACTCTCCCGCTCCCGCATGGCCGTCCATCGTCATGCAGTGGTTGCCCGTGTCATAGCTTACTCGTATCATGGATCATCCCTCCGGCTGTGAATAGCTCTGGCTCTTAGCTCTGGTGTTCTGCACTCTGCTGTCCTCTTCCGTGTCGGGCTGAAGCTTCACGTCCTCGCTGCTCCCGCTTGGCTTCGGTGTCTGTCCGCCGTTGAATGCAGCGGCCAGTCCCTCCACCTTGTCCGGCTCGTACTTCGCCGTCAGTGCCAGCGCGTACTGCTGCACCTGCGCCAGCTCCTGCCGCATGGTGCCGTTGTAGTTTATCATCTGCATGACGGTGTCCTTGTTGTCGAAGTCCATCATGTAGCAGCAAGCCAGCGCCTGATCTGTCATGTCCGGGTTGAAGAAGCCGAGCCGGTAAAACTGCAGGGCCATTTCATTTTGAGTGATCCTGCTGTAGCTGCTTCGCTTCGCCGGGCTGACCTTGATATCGAACTCAGGCAGGCGGGCATACATGATGTTTCCGCTCTGCTCCATCTGCATCTTGATGTTCTCATTGCTGTACCGCACAAAGGTTTCCGCGCCGAGCTTACCGGTGATTCTGAACTGTCGAGGCATATCATAGAACTGCCGGATAAGCTCAATGCACAGGTTGACTATGCGGCTGTACGCGCGGTAGCTTGACCTGCTGCTGTCACGGCTGCCCTTGCCGCTTGCCTCCTGCAATGCTGCGATAGCCGACGCCGCTGTGACGCCGGAGGATATCACGCCGTTGCTCGCCTCGGTGTTGCCGCTCGTCTCGCGCAGCTCGTTTATCATGCTGGTGCGCATGTCCAGATAGTTCCCGCTCAGCGCCCTGTAATCTATGGGTCTGATGCTGTCCTCGCCGAGGTTGCCGTTTACATGCACTACAGGATTGTCCAGATTCAGAAACTCCTCTTCGTTTATAGCCCCGTCCATTCTCTGGAAGTACCTCGGCATTGCCCCGACCATCGTGTTCTTCAGGAACGCCGTCTGCATAATGTCTATCTGCATCTGGCTGTTCTGGCACAGGTCAATGAAGCCGTAGCCGCACGGGCTGCCCTCGATTGGGAACAGCGTATCGAACACAAACGGGTAAAGCCCGTGGTCGTAGAGTCCATGGTGCACCGGCTGCTGCGGCGTGGGCATCGCTCCCGTTCCGGGCATGGGCGGCATCATCCCAAGCGTCGTGCCGCCTGCTGCTTCTATCCCTGCCGGTATGTCTCCCGCTTCGGGTTCGGTTTGCATCTTCTGGCGCGTCATGCCCCCGACAGTTGCGATCTCTCCCGTGTACTGCTGGTTCGGCATTGGCGCATCCGGCATGGGCTGTGTCCGCGCCGGCTGCTGCATCATCGCTGCCGTTTCCATCGCCGCCGCGCTGTTCTGCATAGCCTCCTCGTTCTCGGTGCTGTACAGTATTTCGTCGCCGACATACTTGCAGTAGTGCAGCACTGTCTTGCCGTCCTCGAACGTCTTGTAATACACATCAATGACGACGGCCTTGTTCTCCGTCGATACTGCATCATCTGTCTGGAACTTCGCCGGTGTAAACGCCGTGGTCTTGAGCTTGTCCTTGAGCTGCGGATACATGCTCTCCAGCGTGTCCTTGTCCACCAGCGCAGTATGGAATACATACTTGCTGTCCTGTATGTCAGTCACTCCCGGTTCCCAGAAGATGTTCAGGATGTTCACACGCTTTATCGCTATGTCGCCCAGCCCGTTGAGTTTGTCCGCATCCCAGTACACCTTGTAGATTCCCGTGCCGGTCTTGAGCTTCTGCCACTGGTTGTCCGAGTAGACTTCCTCGAACTTGTTCGTCTCCAGCACGACGGGGATTATCTTTGACAGCATCCCCGCTTCCTCCACATCGCCCGGCTCTCTTGCCAGTATGTTCGGTTCAGGGAATGCCTCGGTCGCGTCGGCGTGCTTGGCGACTATGACGTTGTGCAGCCACCCGCTCTTTGCCTCAAAGCCTGTCAGCCCTTGCGTCTGCTTTCTGATCTCCGCTTGGTTGCGCAGCTTCCACCAGTTTTCCGCGGCGATTGCTCTGCTCTCAACGCTTGCCTTGCCCGCCTTGTACTTCTGAAGCTCGACTGTAAACTTCCGCAGTCGCTCACCGTCTACCGGAAGCCCGCTCGATATGCCGGTGTCTATTTTCTTTTCGTCCATAATTACCTCCTGTTATCTCTTGCTGAACTGGTTCAGCGGATCTATGAAGTGTGTCTGCTTGTCTATCTTCTTGATCGGCGTGACCGGGCGGGACATGCACATGTATCTCCACTCATCACACACATGATCCTCAAGCGTCGTGTCCAAGTCCTCCGGTCTGTGCTTTGAGAACATCATCAGCGGCACCGTGCGTATGAATGCCTTGCAGTTATCGAACACATACATGCGGCTGTATCCCTCTTCGTCGAACTGCAATCTGTAATGGCACTGCATCCATCCTGCTACCCGTTCATTGTCGCCGGGTGAGAAGTATATCCTGTACTTTGCTGCCGTCTCTGCCACGCTCTCGCCCCGGCTCGCATCCCATATGCTTGGGTCTGCCACGCCGTCTATGCGCTTGCCCTTGAGCCATGGATGCTCCCGCTCTATGCGTGCTATCTCTGCGAATTGCTGATCTGGTGTCCAGCGCAGTCCCTCGTTCGGTGTATCTGTGCCGCCGTATAATTCGAGTATGCGGTATATCACCCCATCGTAATCCACCGCCCACCATGCGCAGGAGAAGGGCTTACCGTAGCCGAAGTCGTAGGAGCGCACGATGTTCCACCCGCGGCTGTTGCCTGCGTTGAGGTCGAACGCCGGTATAACGTGCGTCCATCTGTGCTGCTCTCTCAGTTCGTCCGGCGTCAGCTCGCAGCCGTGCTCCTTTGCAGTGGCCATGTCCGGCTCCGTACGGAAGTCGTCGAAGAACATTCCCTCGAATATGTCCCACTCTCCGTACCGCCACGCTCTGCGCAGCTTCGGCGGCAGTGCGTCCAGTGTATTGAGATATCCGGGGTCTTTCTCCATCAGTGCATAGTTGTCCGTGGGCAGCGCCTGTATGAAGCTGTATTCTTCCGGGTTCTCTTCGTCCTTGTAGCGCCTGTCGATGAACAGACGCTTGACCCATTCGTGCCCGACGCCGCCGGGGTTGCAGGTGTAGTAGATGCGTTTCGGGAAATCATTGACGCCACGCACACAAGCCTTGAGCTTATCCATGCACTCTTCCGTCTGCTGCGTTGCCTCATCCACAAACAGCACGTCAACCTCAGTACCCTGGAAGCGCAGCGCGTCCTTCTCATTGTCGCAGTACCGGAACAGTATCTCGCTGCCGTTGCGTAATGTGATGGTTTTCTTCTCGTCGTTGTAGCTTGCTATGCGCTCTGTCTTGTCCGGGTGGTAACAGCGGAGCATTTCACACAGCGGCTTGATGTGGTTCTCCCGCAGCTCCGGGTATGTTCTTCGGACGATCATTACCCTTATCCCCGCATACCGCAGGCACAGCAGCGCCGCCTTGACGCGCACTGCCCAGCTCTTCCCGCCGCCTCGCGCCCCGCCGTAGGCTATGTACTTGTGCCGGTCGAGCAGGAACATCATCTGCTTATCGCTCGGTTTCGTTATAACTAAGTCTTGCATTATTCCGCCAGCTCCATGTTGCTGATGCCGACAGTCAGCTGATTCTTTCCGCTGCTGTCTGCCTCTGCGACCTCCCGCTCAAGCTTTCGGTTGCGCAGCTCCGCCGCCTGACGGTCCAGCTCATCCCGTATCATGTGTATCTCCTTAACGTCCTTGAGTGCATCCGCAAGCAGCTTCACCTCTTTCGCATCTGGTCTGTTCCGCGACATCTCGTCTATCCGTGCAAGCAGCTGATCGGCCGCGGAGAATACACGGCTCGCGCGCGTGATCGTGGCGTCCGTCGGGACATATCCAATGGGTCGCGCGTCCTCTTTATGCGAAACCTCTTTCCCGGCCTGTGGCGTGGCGTCCGTGGTGTGGTGTTGTGGGGTTACAGTGACGACCGCTATGCCCAGGCTCTGCCGGTACTCTGCGCGTGATGCGCTCCAGCCCTCGCGCTTGGCTTTGTCTTTCATCGTGTTGAAAGATACCCCGCGCGCTGCTGCCAGTGTTCGCAGCCCCATGTCCCCGGTGATGTATTCATTTCTGATTCTGATCCAGTCCGCCATGCTTCTTCACCTCCTCGCATTAAGTATAAACAAGCCCGCTTGAATTTCTCTACGGCACTTTTTGTAGGAAATTTAAAAGCGCCCGGTTTATTTTCCGGACGCTTGGTTGTATTTCCCCAGTGTGCTTTGATAGATCGGGCAGTTTTTATACGGGCCAACGCAGCAGTGCCCCATGTGTTTGTTCTTCGCTGCCGACGATGAGAAGTGCATCTTCACCTTCATGCCGCTGGTGAATCCCTCGCACACTATCTCCTTGCCCTTGGCGGATTCCCCGAGGAAGAACGGGCACTGCACATCAGCCGCCCGCCAGTTCTCCTTGTACCTGCTGCCGCTCATGCAGTCACCCCCTGCGCAGTGCAGCGGCGCACAAGCTCAAGCCTGTGCGTGAATATAATTATCCCGTCTGCCATCATCTACCCCAGCCCTCCTGTCAAAGCTTGTCCAGCGCGGCGAGGTCGAGGAAGGTCTGTCGCGTGAAGCCGTAGTCCTTCGATGCCGGCGCCGGTTCTTCTTTCCGCCTGATCTCCTCGCGGGTCTTCGGCGGGGCGTTCAGCTCCGCGCGCAGCCGCGCCCGCTCTTCCGGCGAGCGCTTGTCTTTCACTCTGTCGTACTCGATTTCTGTCAGCTCTCCGCGGAAATCACACAGGCCGCACTTGCCCCGGCCTCCGCGCTGGCGTTCGAGCGGCACGTCATGCAGGCGGTACAGCGTGTTTAGCTTCCTGTAGCAATCTGCGCAAAGGTGGTCGTAAACCATGTTGCTTTTGTTCTTCATGTCTCGCTCCTTTCTGCGGC